CGCGCTCGCGCTCCAGCTGGCCGTGACGCAGCCTGATGGCGCGCTGCAACAGCCGTCGCTGGTGCAGCGCGCCATCAGGCTGCGTCACGGCCAGCTGGAGCGCGAGCGCGGCCCGGCCAGCGCCGCTGGCTGGCTAACGACCACCTTCGCCGACCGCCTGCTGCCGCGCGTAGAGCTTGTCAACGCGCAGTATCGGCTCGGTGAGATGCGTCGCGGCGTGGCGGCGCGGCTGAGCGCCCACGCCGCACAGGAAAAAGGCGCGGCGGCAGCGGCCGGCGCGCTGTGGGAGCTGATGCGCCGCTTTAACCAGCTGCCCGATATGGCGCGCGCCGATGTCGATCGGCTGGCGGGCGATATCGCCAGCTTTATCTTTGCCGAGCTGGTGCAGCTGCACGCGCAAAATAGCAGCGAATCAGACTGGCGCTATAGCCACGACCTCTATCTGACCGCCGCTACCCTTACCCGCGAATTCGGCCAGACGCCGCCGCTGTGGCAGAAGGCCACTACGCGCCTTTTCGCGCCGGAAGAAGTGACGCCGGCGATTATGCGTATGCAGGGAGAGACGTGGTGGAAAGGGCGGCTGCGCCGCATCGCCGCCGAATGGCGCGAGCATCTACAGATTGCGCTAGCGCACGTCAGTAAAACGCGTTCGCCCTACGCCAGCCGCGCGACCATCGCCGAATGGCGCGAGCAGAAGCGCCGCACGCGCGACTTTTTACAGAGCATGGAGCTGGAGGACGAAGAGGGCAACCGCATCAGCCTGATCGACAAACATGACGGCAGCGTCGCCAATCCGGCTATCCGCCGCTGCGAGCTGATGACGCGTATCCGCGGCTTTGAAACCATCTGCAACGAGATGGGCTACGTTGGCGAGTTCTGCACGCTGACCGCGCCAGCGCGCTATCACGCCACGCTCAGCAGCGGCCAGCACAACCCGAAATGGCGCGGCGCCAGCCCGGCGGAAACGCAGCGCTACCTGTGCCAGCTGTGGCAGAAGGTGCGCGCCAGGCTGCATCGCGAGCAGATCCGCCTGTTTGGCATTCGCGTCGCCGAACCCCATCATGACGGCACGCCGCACTGGCATCTGCTGCTGTTTATGCGGCCCGAACAGGCCGCGCAGGTGCGCCTGATCCTGGCGGAGTACGCCTGTCAGCAGGAGAGCGAAGAGCTGACCAGCGAAAAAGCGCGCAGGGCGCGCTTTCACACCACCGCCATCGATGCGAAAAAAGGCAGCGCCACCGGCTACATCGCGAAATATATCGCTAAAAATATCGACGGCTACGCGCTCGACGGCGAGCGGGACAGCGAGAGCGGCGAGCCGCTGCGCGACTGCGCCGCCGCGGTTTCCGCCTGGGCGGGACGCTGGCATATCCGTCAGTTCCAGTTTGTCGGCGGCGCGCCGGTGACGGTGTGGCGCGAGCTGCGCCGTCTGACCGAGAGCGAAGGGCTGCGCCGCCTGAGCGACAATCTCGCCGAAGCGCACGCCGCGGCCGACAGCGGAGACTGGGCCGCCTACGTCAACGCTCAGGGCGGCCCCTTCGTGCGTCGCGATGAGCTTGCGGTGCGCGTCTGGTATCAACAGGCCGAAGAGCGCAACAGCTGGGGCGAAGAAATGATGCGCATTAAAGGTCTCTACCTCAGCGCCACGGGCAACGAGAAACCGCTGCTGACCCGGCTGGTTAACTGGAAGCTGGTGCCGAAGCGTAAAGCGGAGGCTGAAAAAGTTGAACATGACGCTTCAGCTTGGAGTTCTGTCACTAACTGTACGCGGATGGCCCGCCCGCCAGGCCTATTAGCGCGGTTAAATCATTGGCCTGAACCGGCGGTGAAAAAAAGGGCGAAACCAGCTGGCGCAGACGGTTTAACCAGCCAAAACGCGGCGCGTTGACGCGTCTTTTCCGCCTTTTTCATTAATTTGGCTTAGGGGTGGTGTTACCAAAAAAGTTGCTATATCAATAGCCTAAGGGAGCGGTCTTGAGATCTTAATTTTCTTTATATCAGATTGCATGCTGTGCTACTGTATAGATATACAGTTATAAAATGGGGGAGGGAAAGTGGATACTGATTTACAAGAACAGGTAATGCTTGAGCGCGTCGAGCTCATTGCACGTCTGACCACTGAAGGAGTGTGCAGGGAGCGCGACCGTGAAGTGGCCCTCGCTTTAATCGCCGAGATTGCCGGCGACATGATGATAAAAAACAAGGAATTTGCCGTTTCGTTCTCCGCGATACCCACCAATAAATAACAATGCAGGTATGGCGATGAAATGCGATGGCTCAATGCCTCATCAGCGGCAAATTCCAGGCCTTTCCCTTTGACGCTTACGCCGTCCGACAACGGCTGAACGGAAGCTATAACGGCACCCTCGGGTGCCGTTTTTTTTTTGCGCCGCGATCTGGCTGTTTGTTCATATTCCAGCGGGCGGGCTGGCGTTGAGCCGTTGCCCTGGAGCGAGGAGACTGACTGTGCCGGATGACGCGCAAGCGCCGCCGCGCTTAACGGCCCGAACCCGGGTCTGCCGACAACCTCCAGCGGGGAACAACAACAGTGACGCACCATTTTAGCGTGCCCGTTAGCGGGTCCGATGGGGAGCTATCGCCATGAATATTTACGCGCTCCAGGGCGATACGGTCGATGAGATCTGCTATCGCTACTACGGCCGCACGCAGCAGGCGGTGGAACAGGTTTATGCCGCCAATCCCGGCCTCGCCGAGCGCGGCGCCGTCCTGCCGCACGGCTGTGCGCTGACGCTGCCCGATCTGCCGGACGCCGCCACCGGCGAAACCGTCAACCTGTGGGACTGAAGATGGAGAAAACCAGCTCGCTGATTAACTACCTGGTCAGCCTGTTCCTGATGTGGCTGGGCCGTCACACCATCCAGGATATCGCTTTTTTAGTCGGCTCCGGCGTGGCGGTCATCACCCTGATCGTCAACGTAGCGACCTTTTTTATCAACTGGCACTACCGCCGCAAAACCTATGAGCTTCAGCGCCGGCGCGCAGGGAGGCTGTCGTGAGCCAGACCGCGAAGCGCTGCGCCGTGGCCGCCGTGCTGGCGATTGCCGCGCTGCTGCCGCAGTTCGAGACCCTGAAAATCTCTTCCGGCGGTTTACAGCTGCTGGCCGACGCGGAGGGCTGCCGCACCTCGCCCTATCAGTGCAGCGCGGGCGTCTGGACCAGCGGCATTGGCCATACCGCGGGCGTGACGCCGCAGAGCGTCGTCAGCGAGCGCCAGGCGGCGGTCAATCTGGTCGACGACCTGATACGCGTCGAACGCCAGCTTGCTCGCTGCGTGACGGTGGCGACGCCGCAGCCGGTGTGGGACGCGCTGGCGAGCTTCGCCTTTAACGTCGGTACCGGCGCCGCCTGCCGCTCGACCCTGGTCAGCTATCTCAATCAGCAGCGCTGGCGCGAGGCCTGCGACCAGCTGCCGCGCTGGATCTACGTTAACGGCGTGAAAAATGCCGGGCTGGCGCAGCGGCGCGAGCGGGAGCGCGCCTGGTGTCTGCGAGGCGTCGCGTGACGCGCCTGTGGCTCGCGCTGCTGGCGGCGCTGCTGCTGGCGCTCGCCTTTACCAGCTGGCGCGGCGCGCAGGTTGGAGCGCAGCTGCGTGAGGCACAGCGCGCCAGCGCCGCGCTCTCCGCCGAGCTGGCCAGCCGCGATCGGACCATCGTTCGCCTGAATCACGAGGCGCAGGCGAACAGCAAACGCGAGGCGGCGCTGCGTCAGCAGCAGAGTCAGGCCAGCCGTCTCGCCCTTAACCGCGAAGTGCGAATAGCGAGGGAAACCGATGCCAACCAGGCGTTACGCGAGTGGTCTGCTGCCGCTCTGCCTGACGATCTTATCCGGCTGCACAGCCGTCCCGCCTTCGACAACGCCCGCGATTATCTGGGCTGGCTGTCCGCGGGTGAACAGCTGTCCAGTGCCGGGCAACAGCCTGCGGACGCAGGGCGATCTGGCGGCAGATAACCGTCAGCTAGAGGCTGCGCTTGTGTCTTGCGGGCTGCAGATTGAAACCATTAAAGCGTGTCAGGAGCAACAGGATGCAGAAACCCCAACAGCTACGCGCGGCGCTGAACCGCAGCGTGCCGCTGCTACAGCAAAACCCGGAGCGGCTGACCATGGCGATCGCCGCCGGAACGGTGGTGGCGACCAGCGCGCCGTCGCTCTCCTTTGAGTATCGCTACCGGCTGGAATTAACCCTCGCCGACCTGCAGCAGGATATTGAGGCCGTTATCGTGCCGCTGCTCGCCTGGCTGCGGGATAACCAGCCAGAGATGATGGGCAACGTCGAGAAGCGACGCAGCGATTTTACCTTCGCCGCCGACGCCTCCGGCGCGCTCAGTATCGGCCTGCAGCTGACCGAGCGCGTGCTGGTCACGCAGCAGGAGAGCGCGCTGCAGGTCACTTTTCCCGGCGAACCGACGCCACCCGCTAACGATGAGGCGCCGCTGCAGCTCTGGGTGCACGGCGCGTTGATCAGCGAGTGGCAGCGCTAAAGCTGTTCTGTCATCTCTCAGCGGTCGGCGTCGCGTTGCTGACCGCACGCACCGGAGGTAACACTAGCGACATGAACGAACATATCAGCGAAATCCTGCGCCTGCTGCGCAACCTTATCCGCATCGGC